CCTTGAACCACCTAAAGATAGTCTAACTCAAAGAGTTGGATATGGTTCTTCACAAAATGGAATATTTTTAGAACAAGTTGGTTCTCAAATTAATATTATCAAAAGAACTACTTCATCTGGTGTAGGAACGACAATTACAATTCCACAATCAGAGTGGAATACTGATACTTTGGATGGAACTGGATTTAGCACAAGTAATCCAAGTGGAATTCAATTAGATTTAACTAAGGCACAAATTATTTTCTCTGAGTATGAATGGTTGGGTGTTGGTTCCGTCAGAGTTGGATTTGCGATTGATGGGAAGTTTATTACAGCACATCAATTCAATCACGCAAATTTGATTGATAGTGTGTATATGAGAACCGCAACTCTTCCAATTCGTTATGAAATATTGAATACTGGAATCACAACTTCATCCTCTACGATGAAGCAAATTTGTGCTACTGTAATGTCAAATGGTGGGTATGAGAGAAAGAAACCCGAAACTATTGCAAGAAGAGTATCTACAATAAGTGCTACTACAACTTTTAAACCTTTAGTTTCCATTCGTCTCAAAGCAGGAAGAGAATTTGCGGTTGTAATTCCAAGTCAATTTGTTTCTCTCCCACTTTCCAATAATGTTGGTTATGAAGTTGCACTTATTAGAAACGCAACTTTAACTGGTGCAGGATTTACAGATATTCCAGATTCCATCACAGATAATGTTGAGTATGATGTTTCTGCAACTGCAATGACTGGTGGAAAAATAGTAGATACTACTTATACATTTGGAGCAAACCAATCTTCTGGTGCTTTAACACAAAAACAAGAATATAACTGGGCACTTCAATTAGGAACAACACAAGCAGGTGTGAGTGATATTTATACAGTTGCTGCAAGAACAATTAGTGGAACTGGAGATATTGTTGGTTCTTTGGGTTTTTATGATTTAACATAAGGAGATATACTATGTCTGATAATGTCTATTTGGGAAATCCAAACCTGAAAAAGGCGAATACCCAAATTCAATTTACTGAAGAGCAAATTATTGAGTTTTTAAGGTGTAAGGAAGATCCTGTTTATTTTGCCAGAAACTACATCAAGATTGTTTCTCTTGATCATGGTCTTGTACCTTTTAAAATGTATCCTTTCCAAGAAAGGTTAATTCAAAACTTCCACGACAATCGTTTCAATATTTGTAAGATGCCCCGTCAGACGGGTAAATCTACAACTGTTGTTTCATATCTTTTACATTATGCAGTATTCAATGACAATGTAAACATTGCAATTCTTGCAAACAAAGCATCAACTGCCAGAGACCTTCTTGGAAGATTGCAACTTGCTTATGAAAATCTACCAAAGTGGATGCAGCAGGGTATTGTGTCTTGGAATAAAGGTAGTTTAGAATTAGAGAATGGGTCTAAAATTTCATCCAACTCTACATCATCATCTGCAGTTCGAGGTGGATCATACAATGTGATTTTCTTGGACGAATTTGCGTTTATTCCAAATCACATTGCCGATGACTTCTTTGCATCAGTATATCCAACCATTTCTTCCGGACAAAGCACGAAAGTTATTATAGTTTCAACTCCACGCGGTATGAATCATTTCTACCGTATGTGGCACGATGCTGAAAGAAATAAAAATGAATATGTGCCGACCGATGTTCATTGGTCTGAAGTTCCAGGTAGAGATGATGCTTGGAAAGAACAGACAATTGCTAACACTTCAGAGCAACAGTTTAAAGTTGAGTTTGAATGCGAATTCTTAGGTTCTGTCAACACTCTTATTAATCCAGCAAAACTTAGAAATCTTGCATATGATGATCCAATTAAAAGAAACGCTGGTTTAGATGTTTATGAGCATCCAAAACCAGAAAATAATTACTTAATAACCGTCGATGTTGCTAGGGGTCTTGGAAATGATTACTCTGCGTTTATTGTTTTTGATATTACACAGTTTCCATATAAAGTAGTAGCAAAGTATAGGAATAATGAAATTAAACCGATGCTATTTCCAAGTATTATTCACGAAGTAGCAAAAGGATATAATGATGCTTGGTTGCTGATTGAAGTTAATGATATTGGAGACCAAGTAGCAAACATTTTACACTTTGATTTGGAATATGACAATGTGCTTATGTGTGCAATGAGAGGTCGTGCAGGTCAGATTGTTGGATCTGGATTTAGTGGTAAAAAATCACAATTGGGTGTGAGAATGACTGCTGCAGTGAAGAAGTTAGGATGTTCCAACTTAAAAACTTTATTAGAAGATGATAAACTACTTACTGTAGATTATGAAATTATCTCAGAGTTAACCACATTCGCTCAGAGACATAATTCTTTTGAGGCAGAAGAGGGTTGTAATGATGATTTGGCAATGTGCCTTGTAATCTTCTCTTGGTTGGTGGCACAGGACTATTTCAAAGAGATGACAGATAATGATGTCCGTAAAAGAATCTATGAAGAGCAGAAAAATCAAATAGAGCAGGATATGGCACCCTTTGGATTTATTTCTGATGGGCTAGAAGATATGGAAGTATTTGTGGAAAAAGAAACGGGAGATAGATGGATGTCAGCATCTTCACATGACAAAAATAATTCACTAGAATCACTGGAAGTTTGGAATTTGGATGAATATGGAGATAGATCCTATATGTGGGATTATAGATAGACAAAGAAGTAGGAAATTATAAATACTTTTAGATTAATTCTGGACTTGTAGGAGAATAAAGATGCCGCTTAATTTAGCATCTCCTGGAATTGTAGTAAGAGAAATTGACTTAACAATAGGAAGAGCTACTCCTTCATCTGATAAGATTGGTGCAATAGTAGCACCTTTTGCTAAGGGACCTGTAGATTCGCCAACCTTAGTAGAAAATGAGAATGATTTACTTATCAATTTTGGAGAACCATACTCAACAGATAAGCATTATGAGCATTGGTTGACTGCCTCTTCATATTTGGCATATGGTGGAGCACTAAGAGTTGTAAGAGCAAATGACACTCTTTTAAGAAATGGATTTGTAGGAACTGCTGCTAGTGTTAAAATTGATAGTTTAGATCATTATAATGCTTTAGGATATGATGAAAATACCCTTACCGATGTTGTAGTTGCTGCAAGAAACCCAGGATCATGGTCAAATGGTCTTAAGGTTGGTATTATTGACTCTAAAGCAGACCAAACATTAACAGGGATTAGCACTAGTGCTGTTACAAACACAACATTTGTTGGTGTTGCCACTGCATCGGATGGTGATGTTGGTATCACTACCACAATAATTACTGGAGTCACAACAACTGGAGTTATTGCTGGACAAACTTTAAAAGAACTATCAGGAATCATTGGTTCTGGTGTAACTGTTACTGGTATTGGAACTGATACAGTTACTATCAATCCAGCATCTTTAAATACAGTTGCATTGGATAATGTAGAGATTTCTTTTGGAAGTTATACTACGACTACAACATCTGCAGCACTTCAAGTTGGATATGGAGTAACTCAATCTGTTGCAGGTAGAGTATCTGCAGGAATAGGAACTACAACAGTATTAGATGGATATTTAAAAGGAATTATTACTGGAATTGGTAACTCTTCAATTGATGTAAAAGTACTAAGTCATGTTTCTGACGCAGGAACTGAGACTGAGTATGATTATCAACCAAATGGTGTTTGGGCGTTTTCATCTTCAGGATCTGTTGGACTTCATACAAATGGTCAAGACACATCATATGGAAGTGCTGCATACACTTCAAGACTTGACTGGTTTGATCAGCAAACATTAGGTTTAACAAGTACATCATCCATTTCTTGGAATAACATTGCTCCAAGACCTGGCACTTCTGCATATGCTGCAGCAAGAAACTCAAGATTCGATGAAGTCCATGTTGTTGTTATTGATGCTCTCGGAACAGTAACTGGAAATGCTGGCACAATTCTTGAGAAGCACTTAGCACTATCTAAGGCATCTGATGCAGAATTCTCAGTAGGTAATCCATCTTTCTGGAGAAAGTATCTTGCAAACAACTCCGAGTATATCTTCGGTCTCAATTCACCAACTGGTATTGTAACCACTGGATATAGCACAGGATTCGATCTTGAGTCTGATGTTGCTTGGAATCAGGAAGCAAACGGAATTACATTTGCTGCTGCTGGTGCATCCACAAATACTCTCACCGAAGGTGCAGATTATGGTGGAAAGATAGGTATTGCATCCACAGGCGCTTTAACTGCAACTCTTGCAGAACTTTCTGATGGTTACGATTTATTTGAGAATACTGAAAACTTCAAGGTAGATTTCCTTCTGATGGGATCTGCAGCGTATAATATTAACGATGCACAAGCACTTGCAAATAAACTGATTTCTGTTGCAGAATTGAGAAAAGATGCAATTGCATTCATTTCACCATACAGAGGAGCAGCACTTTCTGACACCCCATCTCAGACTGCAGTAACTGTAAGGTCTGCTGCTGATATCACTAATAAGGTAATTGAATTCTATGCACCTGTAACCTCATCAACTTATGCAATATTTGATAGTGGTTATAAGTACATGTATGATAGATTTGCAAATACCTTCAGATATGTGCCACTGAATGGAGATATTGCTGGACTTTGTGCCCGCAATGACATCAACAACTTTGCCTGGTATTCACCTGCAGGAACCTCTAGAGGTGCGATTCTGAATGCGGTTAAACTTGCATACAATCCATCAAAAACTCAAAGAGACGTTCTCTATTCAAATAGAATCAATCCAGTAATCTTCTCACCAGGAGCAGGTATTATCCTATTTGGTGATAAGACTGGATTTGGTAAGTCCTCCGCATTCGACAGAATCAATGTCCGTCGTCTGTTTATCTATCTTGAGGATGCTATTTCTCAAGCAGCAAAAGATGCTCTCTTTGAATTCAATGATGAGATTACGAGAACAAACTTTGTAAACACCATTGAGCCATTCTTACGCGATGTCCAAGCGAAGAGAGGAATCTTTGATTATGTCGTTATCTGCGATGAAACAAATAACACTGCTGCTGTGATAGATAATAATGAATTTGTTGCAGACATTTACATTAAACCCGCAAGATCAATTAACTTCATTGGTCTTAACTTTATTGCCACCAAGACTGGTGTTGATTTTGAAGAAGTAATCGGAAACTTTTAATTTAGAGGTTTAAACAACTATGGCAACCAGAACCCAACTTAATAATATTCCACTCAGAAAGATTACAGACTTCAAGAGCAAACTGTCGGGTGGTGGCACCAGAAGTAACCTCTTTGAAGTTGAGCTTGCTTTTCCAGCAGCAATCGGAGTGGATTCAAATACTCTTGACAAGAGTAGATTTCTTGTTAAGGCAGCAAATCTTCCTGCATCAAATGTTACTCCAGTAGAAGTAGCATTCAGAGGAAGAACTCTAAGACTTGCTGGAGACCGCACTTTCGAAAGCTGGACAATTACAGTCATTAACGACACCGACTTCGCAATTCGCTCTGCATTTGAAAAGTGGAGCAACTATATGAATCGTCTTTCTGATTCGACTGGAACTACTGACCCAGCTCTCTATCAAGCAGATGCATTCGTTTATCAACTCAATCGTGACGGATCCATCTTGAGAGCATATCATTTCTATGATATTTTCCCAACCAGCATCAGTGCCATTAACTTGGCATATGAAACTGAAGCAATTCAAGAGTTTACTGTTGAAATGCAAGTCCACTGGTGGGAAGCAATCAAGGGATCTTCACCAGCAGCTGGTGGTGAAGATATCAACTAAATAGAGTATAAAGCAAATTAAGTTTATAAAATGGCGAAACTCTTTGGTTTTTCGATTGATGAAAAGGAGCAAAAATCCAAATCTATAGTTTCCCCCGTACCTCAGACAGATGAGGACGGGGTTGATTATTATATTCAATCGGGTTTTTATGGTCAGTATGTAGATATCGAAGGTGTTTACAGAACTGAATTTGATTTACTGCGTAGATATCGTGAAATGGCACTTCATCCTGAGTGTGATTCTGCGATTGAAGATGTAGTGAACGAAGCGATTGTAAGTGATCTTTATGATTCTCCAGTAGAGATTGAACTATCTAATCTAAATGCCAGTGATAAACTTAAGCAAATTATTAGAAAAGAATTCAAGTCTCTTAAAGAGATGATGGACTTTGATAGAAAGTCCCACGAAATTTTTAGAAATTGGTATGTTGATGGTAGGTTATATTATCTTAAAGTAATTGATACAAAGAAACCAGAGGCTGGTATACAAGAATTAAGATATATTGACCCCATGAAGATGAAGCATGTGCGTCAAGAAAAGAAAACTCAAGGAAAAAATGGAGTAGAAATTGCAAATAGAATTTCTTACAATGGAAATCTTGCAAACAACTTAGATACAATGTATTCCGAAATGGAGGAATACTTTATCTATTCTCCAACACCCAACTATCCAATGGGCAATATTACCGGAGGATCCAAATGGTCTATTAAGATTGCAAAAGACTCTATTACATATTGCACTTCAGGTTTAGTTGATAGAAACAAGGGAACAGTTCTTTCATATCTTCATAAAGCAATCAAAGCACTCAATCAACTTCGCATGATTGAGGATTCTCTTGTAATTTACAGATTATCTAGAGCACCTGAGAGAAGAATTTTCTATATTGATGTTGGAAATCTTCCTAAAGTAAAAGCAGAGCAATACCTTAAAGAGGTTATGTCTCGCTATAGAAATAAGTTAGTTTATGATGCAAACACTGGCGAAGTTCGTGATGATAGAAAATATATGTCAATGTTGGAAGACTTCTGGCTTCCAAGAAGAGAAGGTGGTAGAGGAACTGAAATCACAACTCTTCCAGGCGGTCAAAATCTTGGAGAATTGTCCGACATTGAATACTTCCAGAAAAAACTTTATAGAGCACTAAGTGTTCCAGAGTCAAGAATTGCTGGAGGTGGAGATGGATTTAATCTAGGAAGGTCTTCAGAAATTCTTAGAGACGAATTAAAATTTTCCAAGTTTGTTGGAAGACTGAGAAAAAGATTTGCGTTGATGTTTAATGACATGCTTCGTACTCAACTTTTATTGAAAAACATTGTTTCTGTAGATGATTGGGAAAAAATGGAAGATCATATTCAATATGATTTTCTTTATGATAATCATTTCTCAGAGCTCAAAGAAGCGGAGCTTCTCACAAATCGTCTAACTCTCTTGACTACTGTTGAG